CCAGTTAGTGAATGCAGATACATCCTCGGTAATTAGGGTATTGAATACCGTCATATCGCCATCACTATTCACGATGTAAACATAGTTGGCATCATCAACGTCTGTACCCCTAGATGCTGCTAACTTAACTGGGTTGTTAATTAATTGAGGCGCAAGGATAGAAACCGATCGAGTTTCATTAGCTTGCAGGTCATTTAGAAAAACATACTGGTTTAATGACTTGCCAGACTTTTGGGCAAATAACGTAACCCCGTCAATTGTCACAGGACGAACACGCTTAGAGCCTAAGTTTGTTTGTGGGCTAATCGTTATATTGCTCGGCGTTAATGGCTGGCCTATAGTTTGTGGTGCGTAAAACTCTGCACCCGTAGTAAAGACTTGTAACGCCCTATTAGAGTAAATAGCCTGTATGGCGTTTACCTGATCAGTATCTAATGTGACATCAATAGACTCATCATCACGACCAATACCAGCATCGAAGTTAAAAAACTCATTTACACGACTGCCCCATACCGTACTTGGCCTAGACCTTGAGCCGCCAAAGTACAATCTAGCTTCGTGAAAGGTTAAAGACGTTGGCCAGCCTCTAGTGCTAGACCATACATCTTCTTTCTGGCTAGATCCCGCCTGTGTTTGAGTTGTATTAATAGCGAAGTTTGTATCTTTAACTAAGACGGGCGTACCTGTGACAATATCCCAATTCTCAGCACTTGAACCACTAAATGTAATATCAAATGTTGGAGGTGAGTTTGAAGTTCTTTCAACATCAACGCCACCAGATGCAATTAAAGGAACAGCCTCCAACGCATCCCTAATATTATTCTCGTCTGTTTTCTTGTTTGTTGAAAAGACAATATCCTCAGTAAGAATGCCGTTAAGGCTTAACTTATACCGATCACCCTCCGTTGCATTGGTGAATATCATCTCTTGTATTTCTGATGTAGGCGTAGGGCTTGAGCCATCATTGAAATCAAACTGGGGGATACCTGAAAAATTAGCTGTAGCTATTGTCCAGTTCGTATCTGATGTCCTAGTTATTGTTCTTGGCTCTATATCAGGATGGGCGATAATGATCGTATCGGCAGACTGGATATAATCAAAGCTAGTTATCTCACTGCCATTATAAGGCGTGGCCAGGTAATCATTGCCCGACCCGTTAATATTAGTTTGCAGAACGCCACCTTTAAAGATGTACATCCTATTATCAGTAAAAGCCAGCAAATAGCTTTGCTCGGTTGAGAACGAGAATGATTCCAACCTACCGCTAGTGGGGGCTGTATAAAGATATTCCATGCCTGGGCGCTTCTTAACGCCACCTTGAGGAATAGTTAAAACATTAGTAGCTTCAAACAGGCCATTGTAATAGGGCTGTATATCAATCCTACCGACTAATCGAGGATCTAGCTCGCCTCGGTTAAGGTTAGATTGTATTTGGTAGACAGCAGCCATTTAAGCCCCTAGGAAAAGTAGTTACCGCCCTGTCTTACATCTGTGAAGGGCTGGTCAATAATCGGTTGTTGTGGATGTGATTGCGAGTCAATAGAGCGTGCCTGTGATATGGCTACTCGGTATTTCTGCTCAAATACTTGCGACTTATTTACATCCTCAGTAACTAGCAATGCAAAATCCGCTGCCAGTTTGTATTCTAATGCTTTCTGAAAATGAGGCGGCAGTTGTGATTCTGCCACCTTATAAACATAACGAGCCAAAAGCTCATTCTGGTTTGAGTAAGTTAAACTCCCCACCATTGCATAATTAGAGAAAGGCATCACTGACCAATATCTAATTAAATCGGTGGGGTTCTGATAGGCATATTTCCAATTGGTTAAGGCATCTGGCGCTTGTGATAACTGATTAAGCTTTTGTTCCTTTAGTGCAAATGTCCAAGGATGTTCCGAGAGCAATTGCTTGTAAGTATCTGGATACAAATTGGCCGCAGCTGTAGCGCCTGCACCGGGTTCCGTAAAGCTGGAAATAGGGTTATCGCCAATGAGAATCAACGCATTAGATGCAATATCAATATCACTGGCCATAACCTACCCCTTATGCAAATGCGTTAGTTAATGCAATGGTTACAACGCCCGCGCCTGATACCGCAACTTCATAGAAGTCCGTACCATCGGATTGCTGCGCCAAAATAACATCTGCATTTTTAAGCCCTAAACCACCCGTTAAACTTGCCGCGTCATCAAAGTAGCCACTAGCGACCACAGCTGCCGATGCGTCATCTGTACGATAGGAAAAAATACGAGCTGCATTACTGTTTGCCATAGATGACAAAGGAATAAATGTACTTGCTGAAAAAGCCATGATAAGCCCCCTTAAGAAGTTGTGGTCATGCGAACAACGCCGGCAGCTTCACGAGCTACTGCACCGGCCTTCAACATACCATTAGCTAACCACGAGGTTTTTTGAGCAACCCAGTCGATAGTAGTGTTCATATCAAGACCTACCGCATAACCAATAGATGCCTTGTGATAAGCATAGTTAGTTAAAGCTGGTAAACCGCCTTCATCGCGTGTTTCGATAACGTTAAAAGTGAAGCCCATGAAAGTGTTAATCTCACCATGAACCAGTGCCTTTACTGTGTTGAAGTCTGAGCTAGTAGTTTCAGTCTCACCTAACAGCGAGTTAAGAGCACCAGCAGTACAGGCAATAAAACGTTCGCCACTCTCTACACCACGATCTGTAAGACCTGTAGAGGCTTCGCGTAATTGCTGAACCGTTAAGCCCGCAGCAGCGATAGTTAAGTCTAAACCTTGATCTAAATTAGCAGGCGATGCGCTAAACGTAATGGCACTAATAGCATCCAGAATAATCTGATCTTCGCGGCGACTTAAAGCCTTAGCAATGGTTTTGGCCAGCTCTTGCTTCTCATCGAAGTTAACCTCAGCCTGATCAAAAATATCGGTATACTCTGGAGCATTCCAATTTTCAAGATTAGCTGTTTGGCGTGAGTGTTCAATATCCATTGGCGTAACATCAGCTTGTGAGGCTTTCTGATTCGCAATGCCTTTACCCATACGAGTAAATTTATAGGCTTCACCAACAACGCCGGTGCGTGTAGTAACCGTGTTGCGTAGCTTACCCATTGATTGATAGGCGTGTTTTACTTCGTTATCAAACTCAGTAACCGCCGCTTGTGTTAAGAACTTAGACATTAGAATGTCTCCTTAAAGCGTATTATTGGTCTTTGAGTCGCTTTGCCAGAACTGGGGCGACTTAATTAACCATTTAAATAAAATAATTAAAGTCATCCGTTATAGTTCTGGCCCAAGGAGGGTTGTCAGATAGGATTGTTATATTGTAACACTGTTTTAAATAGTCGCAAGCTATCGAGCCAAGATGGTCATAAAGCTCTCAGCCTCGACTGTCACATCTCTTGCCGCTGTGTTATTGGCTATTTCCAACTTGATAAAGTCGTTTTGGTCTAAGATGATCCCAACGGATAGTGAGAAGAACCCAACATCCCTACCACCCACCAATGAGCTAATCGGCCTTGTCTGTGAGTACCACGGGACAAATGTACTAGCTGAGTCATCCCACTTAGTCACCCGTAGCACTATCTCATTGTTAGCAGTTCCATCAATAGTGAAATCACTAACTATCCGATACTCTCTAGGGCTATTACCTAAGTGCCTTAACTGGCCATTAGCTGGTGCGTCAAAGTGCTGCAAGTCTGTTGCAACCTGTATACCCGCAACATCTAAGAATGTGCCAATACCCACCCCCGATAGTGCAGTTGCTATCCCTACTGAGAATACTTGAGTGCCGCCTACAAATGTATTATTAAGCCCATTGTTGTTGTTCCATGCTGAAGGGAGGTCTGAGGCTGAAATGTTGGGGCATATATTGGAATCTTCTGCATTGAATACGCCGTTCCGAGTAATGATGCACCCATCTAGCTGCAATGTGGCAGGGTTAGGGAAGTTGCCAGCCACAAAGTCTAAGAATGATGCGTTAGCAGGTAAGTCAATATTCTGATTAGACCTAAACCGCGAAGCCATCGTGAAGCCAGCACCTGCCTTGAATAACGTATAAGCCCCATCCGTTAAGCTTCTTACGATAGAGGTATCGATAAAGAAACCACCCAACCATGTGCCGGC